GTAAACAGCACGAACTGCTGAAGTACCAAATGTTCCCCCATTTGCACTGTTAAAGTTAAATGTATATTGACTAAATGTTGGGGTGGCAGTATCAAATTCCTGATTATCAACGCCGCTTAACGCACATGAATATCTGTCAAAGCATGTCCCGAAAGGGAAACTGCCATGACAACGCACCAATTGAAAGTTTCTTTAATCTGATGAAACGTGAGTGTCTCAATCGATACCAAATTAATGATATTACTGCTTTACGTAAATTGGTAAAACAATATATTCAGTGGTTCAATAATGAAAGAATTTCTAGGAATAAAAATGGCCTGACCCCTGTAGAATACAGGAATCAAGCCATGGTAGCTTAAATCAATATCTAAACTTGTCTAACTTTTCTGTTGCACTTCATAATCACTTTGTGATTAGGGCTTTTTTGGTATGAATGCGTAAAACGTAGAGCACTCTTAGCCGGAACCTGAAAAAGTTTACTGTGTATAATTATTGTTTGCTGTAAAGCTTGTGTATTAGCCTTTCTATTCAAAATCTAGTTTAACAACTGACTCTTCCAACTGATCCAATATCTCATTAACTGAAATAAAGTGTCGCCACTTATTCGGATCATGTTTGGCAAGTCCCTTAAAATTACTGCTGATCTTATCGTGGATATTTACCAAAAATTTGTAATACATATTAGCTGCTTCACGATCGATTCTTTCCTGTGGCCAACGTTTATCCAGAGAACGTTGGTTATTTTTTTCGGTCAAATATTGACTATTTAGGACTCGAACCTAAGCAAACCACCTGGTTAGTCGAAACATATGTTCTTTTAAAACCTTAAATGAAGCCCCCACGTTTGGGAGCTCATAAGATCACTTTACCGATTACATTAACTTCATCACAATCAAACACCATGTCATCGTATGCCTTGTTAATTGATTTTAAGGTAACGGTATTATCCTCATTTACATAAAACTTTTTACAAGTAACACCAACATCACGAATGTGGACGATCGCAATTTCATCATCCTCAACTTCTGGCTGGTAGTGGATAAAAACTTGACTACCCTTTTTTAAGAGCGGTTCCATTGAATCACCATCCACAGTAATTAATTCATCTGCACCGGCAGGAACTTTTTCGCCGGCAATCAGCTTGTGGATTAATTGGGTATCTTGATCCTCACCGTTAATAGGAGACCCGGCAGCAGTTGAACGACCGTAAGGAATATCAACCAGCGGTTTGTGATCAAACATTGAAGATATTTTTTCATTATTCTGTTCGTCTAATTGGTCACTGGCATAATTGTAAACTTTTTCTTGACGATCAGAGTTTAACCTTTTATTAATCCTTAGAATTCTTCTATCACTATCAGTTAATGAACCAATCTCATTCTCTTTGAATCCAAGAATATATTCTGGGGTAGTGTGTAACGCTTTAGCAAAGGCATCCACATTATTTAGTGGAAATTCTCTAGTTTTATTAAAATACCTTGATAATGCTGACTTGGCCATGTTTACACGTCTCGCCAGTTCACTAAGTGTTAAATTCTGCTCATTTTTTAATTCAATAAGTGTGTCGACTATTTCGTCATTTGTTTTCAATAGAACCCCTCCTTGCATACCATCACATTATAGCACCGTTCCCAATCGGAAACAATCAAGATATTAAAAAAACTTTTTGACTATTTTTTTAATTATCATGTTGACAATTGGGAACGAATACGATATTCTTTAAGTGTTCCCAAATGAGAACGTAAGGAGATGAAAAATTATGTCAGTAGATTTAAGAAGAGTCAAAGCTGAAAGAATTGCGAAAGGATATTCGCAAGAGGACATGGCCAAAATGCTAGGTTGGAAAAGTAGAGCAACATATTCCAAGCGGGAAACCGGTAAAGTTAGTCTGGGAGCTGATGAACTTGCAAAGATTGCGAGCGTGCTCGGATTCTCTAATGATGAATTAGGAATTTTTTTTACAATAACCGTTCCCGAAAGAGAACGAGCTTAGAAAGAGACTTTCCAAGTGACGATCAAGTTTTTATTTAGTCCGGATCCGTCCACACAGCCAGCATAGAAAGGAGGTGAATAAAGTGAACCAAGACGCAGAAAAAACACCCCGAGCCATTTGTGGTAGCAAGGAGTGCGATAAGGAAAAAATCGTGCCAATGACAAAAGAATCGCGTAAAAGAGCATTTAATCTTTTATCAAAAATTCTTTCAGAGCTATACGAACCAAATTGTTAGTTCGTTCATTCTCATACTGCTGAATAAATTTAAACATTTTGTTCGTCCAGTCGTCGTTGGGATTGCCATTTTTGGCATCTTCACGTATCCGCTCAATGTTCTCTTCATCATCAAACATGTCGTCAAACTTGTTTAAAAATTCAGCGTTTGTCAAAATTTTCACCTCGATTAATTGAATTAATTAAATTATACGTCAGTAAATAATAGAAGGAAGTAATAAAAAATGGCAAAACCACGTTTAGTTTTAGAAAAGAAAGCACCAGAACCACGAGTATCCCGATTGATTAGCATTAACACCGATTTGTATAACCAGTTAATGGACATTAAGCACGAAACTGGATTAACTGTCACAGCGGTAGTTAACAAGTTTATCGCTTATGGAGTGAAGAATGTAGAAATTGAAGACAACAAAAACGACGATTAATTAATCCACGTCAGATCTTATCAAAAGGAAGTGAGAAAGATGATCGATAAGAACACCAGCTTTGAATTAAAACAAATTGATTTATTAGATCAGGCAAAAAGCACAAATATTTCTCTCATCTTGGAGAATGGAAGTATTCTTCTTTCAGAAATAAAAAAAGCTCAGCAGCTAAGCGCTGAGCTAGGAGATGTGCTGAATCATATCAAGCACTTTAATCCCGAGTTTCGGATGAAGTGATTGATACAATCTTAAAATCTGCATCTTTAGGGAAAAGATAAAAATCTAAGTTATCTATGTTTTTCCCAAGAAATGAAACGTTTTTAGCCAGAAAAAAATCAGTCAAAGTATATTGAGAATTATCAAGATCGACAACGAACGTTGATAACGCGTTAATTAATAACGGAAAATTTCTTTGAAATTTACCAAGTGAATCTCCATGAGAAGTATTGAGCTTTAGAGCATCTTCTTTCAATCGGTCGTTGAAAAGTTGCTTGCTAAATTCATCTCCACTAAATAGAGTACTGTCGTGAAAAGTAGCGGTCAATAACTGCCCATTAAATTCCCATATACATTTTTTGGCTTCTGCATTGTGAATCTTACTCAAGAAATATTCAAAGCTATATTCAAATAGGGCTGCTTGTTTTAAATTCATATTTATCATCTCGATTAATTGGAATAAATCAAGTATACAACTAAGCCAAAATTGGAAGTGAATTAAATGGATCAGAAACTTCATAATGCAGTACGAGAATATTTATTGGAACTATTGAGCGAAAAAAATAAAAGTCCAGAAATGGCTGCAACCATTGCTGAACTTTATAGATTGTTACTTGAATAAGACACTCATGATGTCTCTTCGGTCAATGCTAAAGATTGTATCACCAATAAATTTGACTTCTCCGTTAGCATCATTTAAAGAAAATTGAATCATGAGACTTTGTGGTAATTACCACAGTATTCATAGAGTTCACCTCGATCAATTGGAATAAATCAAGTATACAACTAAAGGAAGTGACAAAATGTCTCAAGTCATTAGTGCTAAAGTATCAATTCAAATTCCTGATAATTTTGAATTGATAAATAAGGAAGATTACCAAAAGTTAAAACGGGAATCAACATTTGGACGGACTTGGAATTTAAACGATCTTCGTAAATGGTGTGGGAACAAATCACCACAATGGTTAAAAGAAAATTTCTTGGAAAATCCAAAATATTCACGGGAAATGCAAGCCTTAATGGATAATAGGTATTTAGTTCATCGTGGCAGTAAAGGTAGTCCCTGGTTGTTTAAAGCTACCAAAATGCAGCAGTTCCTGGAGGATCATTGGAGTGAATTCAATTGGTAAAAACATTAAATTCTTGGCAAATCTAATAATCGATCGTGACGATTTGAGGAATTCTTGGTTTTAATATATAAAGCATTGTCATGATTGTAATCATAAGTGATTTCATAGGTACCATTACCGAAAATGTAAAAGTAGTGATCACCACGAATAATATTGGCTGCTGTGGCTTGAATAAGTTCAATTTTCCCACTGGCCAGTTTTATTAAATCAATATTTTCTGGTGATGCTTGCTTTCCCTTGGAATAAGTTCGTAATCGAATAGCAACAATTTGATGAATCATACGACTTAACCTCCTTAATGGGTTGAATTCAAAATTCTACAAATATTAAAAAGGAGTGATTTGATTAATGGAATCATTGGAAGTACTAGTTTTATTGTTCTTAGCAGCCCTGGTCATTGAATACTTTATACCAACTGGGCGTCACTAAAAAATAGAAAGGAATCATATCGATGAATAAATTGCAAAAGTATTCGACATCTGAATTAATAGGTGAATTAAGAAAAAGAAAGGAAGCCCGACTGTTCCATGGTGGCCTTTATGCCGATACTGAAATACGAGGCAAATATGGCCAAGAAAATATGAAGCTTCCAAATGATTACTGGATTTTATTAATTAGCGACTTTTCTCCGCTAAATAATAGTTGAAGACGTTTTTAACAATTTCTAATTTGGAATCTGAAAAACCAATTGACTTAAGATATTCTTTTAAATGTTTCCAATCTAAATTTCCCTTAGGAAACGATCTATCAGATCTTATTTCTCTTGCTACATCACCAACTGGTAAGCTAACGTCTTTAAAGCGCATTAACCAATTGTAAAAATCCATAAAAATTCACCACCTTAATTATATGCACTAAATAGCCCACTACAGCAAATGGGTGGACTATAACTACTAATATTATAACACCTGGAGGGTCATCAGAATGAAAACATTAACAATACAGAACCGTATCAAACGTTTGAATATGATTATTGGACGCACACCCGTGGAAAACGATCATAGCTTGTTGGCATATTTCTTTGTCCTAGATAAAGAAAAGCAACGACTATCTGAATATATTTTACATCACGAGGTGGAATAATGACTAAATTTTGGAAAGCAGTTGGTGTAATGGATTCCCAAATATTAGAAACTGGTGTCTCTCGTGCCGACGTTATGCGAAAGCTCAGCATAAAGTATCCGACTTACGTCGTAACTGGGACCGACAAGGATTTTATGAAGAAGCGGAAAGAACGAATCCCAATTTATCCCGAACCAATTAGATTGATCTGCGGTAGAATCACAAAATCTAAAAGAAAAGAAATAGCGTCAATGAAGAATTCAATTGATCAACGACACTATTTACATTAAAAGATGGAGGTAAATATAAATGGCAACCCTTTATGAACTTACTGAGCAATACACAGAATTATTAAATGCAATCGAAACTGATGATCCAAAGTTGTTGGAAGACACAATAGCATCAACTGGGATCAATGAGGATCTGAACAAAAAGTTCGAAGGTTATGGCCAAGTGATCAATCAGGCTAAAGCTGACATGAACGAAGTATTCGAGGAGATTAAACGCCTGCAGACGAAAAAGCGCACCTATGACAACAATATCAAACGCCTCAAGCAAGCGTTGATTGATTCTCTAGCAGCCGTTGGTAAAGACAGGATTAAGACACCCCTGTTTAGCTTTTCAATTAAGAATACCCGTGCCGTGGATGTTACCAGTATTGAAGATTTACCGGTTGATTATTTAGTGCCACAACCAAGTAAACCTGACAAGAAGGCGATTAAGGAAGCCATTGAGAGTGGTCAGGATGTCCCAGGGGCAACTATCAAATTTAATGAAAGCTTGGTAATTCGTTAATCAGGAATCGAGGTATAAGGGGATTGTTTCAGTTACGTGATTATCAAACTGAAGAATTAACGAAAATTGTTAATTCTATGAAAAAAGGTCATCGGTCAATTATGGTACAGTCACCACCGCGAACGGGTAAAACCGTAATCATGGCTGAAATTGCTAGGCGGACAACCGCTAATGGCAAACGGATTTTATTCATTGTGCACCGTAAAGAGATCGTTGATCAGGTAGTCGCCACCTTTAAAGCCCAACAAGTCAATATGAAATTGTCTCAAATTGGCATGGTGCAAACTTTTACTCGGCATGTCGATAAACTAACTACTCCAGATGTGATTTTTGTTGATGAGGGACACCACGCTTTAGCTAAGTCTTATCGACGAATCTTGTCTGCATTCCCGAAGGCGTACAAGCTGTTATTTACGGCCACCCCTTATCGAATGAATGGCGAAAGCTTTGATAAGATTGCTGATGATTTAATTATTGGTAAACCGATTGACTGGTTAATTGAACATCACAATTTAGCACCGATGGAATATTATGCTCCAAAACAAATTGACACCGCATTGTTAAAAACTAAGCGAACTGGTGAATTTAGTGAAGAAAGTATTGCTAAAGCAATTAAACCCAAAATTTATGGTAACGCCGTTAAAAATTACCAGAAATTGGCAAACGGTAAGCAAGCAATTGCCTATACCTACAACGTGGCAAGCACCAAGCGATTAGCAGAAGCATTTAATAATGCCGGAATAAGTTGCCAGGCGGTATCAGGAAAAACACCAAAGGATGAGCGAGATCGAATCATTCAGGATTATCGAGAGGGCAAAATTCAGATTATCACTAACGCTGAATTATTTACGGAAGGGCTAGATTTACCCAATGTTGATTGTGTGATTATGTTACGGCCAACGCAGTCACTGTCGTTGTATTTACAGTTTGCCATGCGGTCGATGAATCCACGCAAGGGTAAAACCGCGATCATTATCGATCATGTTGGCAATGTCGAACGATTTGGATTACCAACTGATTATCGAACCTGGACACTTCAAGGTAGTAAGAAGCAGAAAACCAATTCAACGACCGCAGTTGTTTCAAGTGTAACAGTCTGTGAACACTGTTTTGCCACGTTTTACCGTAAGGGTGATACTTGCCCGTTCTGTGGAGCACAACTTACCAAAGATGAAGAAATTGAAGTTGTGGAAGATGCCAAATTGGAGCGGGTAGACACCAAAGTTAAACAAATGGTCAAACAAATGATGGAATCTAATGTTGCTATGAACGTGGCTGACAAGAAACCAGCAGAGTTAACCAGCATGGCGGAATTACAAGCTTATGCCAAACTTCATAAATACAAGCGTGGTTGGGTATTCTACCAAGCTAAAGCGAAAGGACTGATTAGAAAGTGAGTATTTTACCAGAAAACAAAGTACACAAACCTAAAAGTACGCCACGAAATTTCTTTATTTTTGGAAAAACCATGAGTGGCAAAAGTTATTTAGCTGAACGATTCCCAAATTCATTGATTTTTAACACGGATGACAATTCCGAATCCGGAATTCGACCAGCAATTCAGTTGAGAAACCAGCGGAATGCGGAAGGGAAGCTAACTCAATCGATTATTGACCAGTTAGATGAGTATCTCCTAGCGTTGCAAACAGAAAACAACACCTATGAAACCATTGTGATTGATGTCATTGAAGATGTGGTATTCATGTTGGAGCAAGCGATCTGCATGGAAAACGATGTGAAAGCTTTGTCGGATATTCCATATGGAAAAGGTTACGCCATGTTTAATGCAGCGTTGATTGGGCTGGTAACGGAATTAAAACAGTTGAATATGAATGTGGTTTACATTAGTCGAGCAGTTACTACCGGTGAAGGAATCACAGAACACGAAATACCGGCGCTCAAAGAAAAATACTACAACGTGGTTAATGGTAACTGCGACTTAGTTATTCAAACCCAACGAATTGGTAAACGATACATTCGTCGAGTAACTGACCGTCGTAAGCATTATCAACGCGACCAAATTGAAGATCCTAAGATCTTAAATATCTTGGATAACATTTCTGGAGTATTTGATAAACCGATAAAAACAACCAAGGATGAACAAAACAAGATTGTTGAAAAAATTGACGAAGAAAAAGGAGATCATTAATTATGAGTTTACGAGATATGGCTAACAATGCACTAAAAGATTTTAACGCCAAAAAGGATAACCCAAACACTTTTAATTCACTACCATCTGGTGACTACTTAGTTTCATTTGATGGGATGGAACACCGCCATTCTGATAACGGTTGGGATGGATTAAGCATTGCAGTCACCGTCATTGATGGTGAACAAGCCGGTCGAAAAGATTTCAATGGATTCAATTTCGATACCAAGTCAGCCAACGGTAAGGATATTCCAGAAAGCGTCATTGCCACTAGAATCAAACTAGTTGCCAAACTTGCTAACGCATTAGGAATTACTCTAAATGATGATGACTGGGACGATATGGACACCCTTTCCGCCGCCTTCCTGGGTTCTAAAGGGACACCGGTTCATATGAAGCTAGATGTGCGAGAAAACAAAAAGAAGCCCCAATATCCATACAAGAATTATGACTTCTCTCCGGCAACCAAAGAAGAAGCTAATAACGATCCCATTGACATTGACGACGATGATCTGCCTTTTGACTAAATTTATTTGACGCAGTGACGTTATCCACCAACAGGGTGAAATGCCCTTTAAAGTGAGGTTAGAACATGAGGAACTTAGTAAATTATGCCATTAAGTATGCTGAATTTGGTTTTAGTGTCTTACCAATGGCTGGGAAACGCCCTCTGATAAAATTTGCTGATCAACCTCCCTTAACCGTTGAGCAGGTTAAACAGGTTTGGAAAAAATATCCCTATGCCAACATTGCCCTTCGAACCATTAAATTCTTTGTGGTCGATATTGACGTTCATGAAAATGAAGCAAATGGTTTTGATTCAATCAAACAGTATGAACATCCCGAATACTTTCGCAAAACGTTAGAACAAAAAACAGCTGGTGGTGGTCGTCAATTGTTGTATTTAAAACGTGATGATATGACGATTCAGCAAAACATTGGTTGGCTACCTGGTGTTGATATTAAAGCCCATCCAAATAATTATGTGGTCGTCGCACCAAGTAGTAACCACGGCAAGCTATACGAATGGTTAAATAAACGGCCAATTGTGACGGCAAGTCCAGAATTAGTGAAGGCGATCAATCAAGAAAAGATCACTAATTACACCCCAGAAGATTTAAAGTTCAGCGGTGGTAAAACCACAACCACGCATTTATTTGAACAAATCACGCAGGGACTAGGCGAAACCGGCGGTCGTAATAATGCATTAGCAGCCTTCATCGGTGGGTTATTGTTTCGCAATGTGGATGCTGAAATTGTATATCAGTTGGCAATGATGGCTAATCAAAACACGCCAAAATCATTATCAACCAATGAGTTTAACCGAACTTTTGATTCAATGGTTAAGAAAGAAATTAAGCGAAGGGAGGATAGCGATTAATGGCAATTGATGAAGAGATCGATAAGCTAAAAAAGTTACAAGAAAAACAAAATAAAGTTGCCGAAATGCCAATTCAAGGTTTGAAACTGAATAAAGACGGTGCCATCCGAGCAAACAGTATTCACAATATTGGTGTGATTCTACAGCGTGACCCACTGTTAGCAGGCAAAATTGCTTTTAATGAATTTACCTACGAAATTGAGTTGTTACAGGATATTCCTAAATTGATGCTGGAAAAAGGCGTGATTGATGACGATTATCCACCGGCAATCTTGAATTACATCGAAAGTAAATACAACGTCCTGTTCTCTGACAAATTATTAAATGGTGCATTAGTCAACGTGGCCAGGAAAAATGTGTATAATCCGGTGCTAGATTACTTTGAAGATTGCTATCAAAAGTGGGATGGCAAGATCCGTTCTGATGATTTTTTACCAGATTATCTAGGGGTTGAAAAATCAGCAGTAACAGCATTGCAGACTAGATTATTTTTTGTTGGAGCGGTTGCTAAAGTCTATAAACCTGAAATGAAATTTGATTATGTTTTGGATTTAATTGGCGGTCAGGGTGCCGGAAAAACCACCTTACTGAAGAAGGTTTCTAACGGTTGGTACACTGATCAGTTTACCGATTTTGAAAATAAAGATAATTATTCAAATATGTTACGAGCTTTAATTATCAATGATGATGAAATGACCGCGACTAACAACAGTAGTTTTGAAATCCTGAAAAAGTTTATCAGTTCTGAAGTTCTGGAGTATCGCAAGCCATATGGACGACATACTGTACGGCGTTACAAAAATTTTGTAATGGCTCGAACAACAAATGAACTGACATATCTAAAAGATAAAACTGGTGAACGGCGGTTCCTACCGAATTTAGTTAATAAACGGTTACAAAAGAAATCACCATTAACCGATTTGAAGCAAGATTATATCGATCAATTGTGGGGTGAATTTACTGCTTATTACCAGGACGGCTTCAGTTTCATGTTAGACGAAGCAGAGGAGGAATTATTAAACCAACATCGTTCGGCGTTTATGTATGTAGATGAACAAGAAGGCGCTATTGAGCAATGCTTACAAGAGTGGCAAGACAATTTCATTACCAGTTCACAGATTGCTAAATTTATGGGTGAAGACAATTTAATTAACAATCCAAAATTAGCAAGAAAAATTAAATATGTTATGGACAACCATCATGATTGGCAAGCTGTTCAAAAACGATTTGGGAATGTTTCTCAAAGGGGGTATCGAAAACGAATACAGTAAATACAGTATGTATACAGAAATTTTAATAGGTGTATGCATCCGAAAACCCTTGAGACACAAGGCCTTAATACCATTAAGAATACACTACATACACTTATAATAATAATAATAATAATATATACCCTGTATATAGCCTATATATAGAGTGTTGAAAAAGTGGTGTATTCGTGCATGCAAAGCACCGCAACCATTGGGAGAGTAAGAACGAGCAACTATTTTCGGTGTAAACAGTTACTGTATACATGTATTCGGATGAATTATGACAGCAGAACATAAAATACAAAATGACATTCGCGTTGAGCTTTCAAAACATGGTTGCACTGTGTTTAGAGCTAATGTTGGTAAAGTTTTAATGGAAAATGGCCGCTGGTTTGATACTGGTTTACCACGTGGCTATCCTGATTTATTCGGGTTTAGACATTCGGACGGTAAGATATTTTTCATTGAATGTAAAAACGAAATGGGACGATTGCGTGACGATCAGAAGCGGTTTGCAAAATTTATTAAGCAATATCCAGTGTTATATGGCGTTTGCCGTTCTGTAGATGACGCATTAAAAATAATTGGAGGTAAATAAAAATGACAGTAAAGATTGTTGATAAGGAATTGTTCAAAATGTACCAATGCGCAATGGCAGAAAATATTTCTGATTGGAAGCGAATAGCTAAATTCGCCAAATTCATTGATAAATATGCCGATGATGAAACTATTTATAACCGTGATGATTTAGCCAGTGTTATAGATGCAATTTTAAATCATGAAACAGTGAAATTGTCTGCACCAATGTATCGCTTGAAGATGAATGGCATGGTTGGTAGTAATGGGCAACAGTACGTTTCTCGAAGGATAGATGATCATGGCGGATATTTTATTTGTGGAGTTCGTAACCCGCACGTTTGTCGAGGGGAAATCACACAACAATTTACACGTGATGAAGCTGAGTTTTTGAAGGATTTATTAAATAACTCAAGTATCCAAAGTGTGGAGGAGTGACGGTAATGAGCAGAGAGATTAAATTTAGAGCATGGTATATGCCGTTCGGTAGCAAGGAACCAATGCAAGAGATGCTTCATAGACGTGCAAGTAGCATTTTGAGCTTTGCTGAAATGAATCCGGACGCTTACATTGTTGAACAGTTTACCGGACTGAAAGATAAGAATGGCAAAGATGTTTACGAGGGGGATTTATTAAAAATTAAGTACCCTTTTAGTGATAATGATGAAATAGGTGAGGTTAAATGGTCAAACTCAGACGCCGGATTTATTATTGGTAATTTTCAATTTTGGAAAGTCGTTCCCAAGTCTGTTGTGGTTGGCAATGTGCATGAAGATAAGGACTTATTGGAGGCAGAAAAATGAGCGATGAAATGCAGGAATTACGGCGACGTATATTGAGCATGTTACGTGATGACGATAGCGGTAACGGGCAATATTCAGTAGGATTAAAAGCAGCCTTATATGAGCTTGAACATATTGATAAACCATTTGTGCATAATTCGTAGTGGACCATTCAAGCGTTGAAACTGATAAACAAACACTCGATTATCGACTAATCTTTATTGGAGGAATGAAATTAAAACCATAAGACTTATGAAAGCTTGCCAATTAGCTGTTAAATGTGCACAATAAGTATATGTAAAATTATGTGATTAGAAGAGGAATTTTATATGACGTATGTGATAACAAAGCGAGGGAAAGTTCATAAACTGAAAGAATTTCGCAGTATTCAAGCAGTTTTGAAAGCAGAAACCGGTTTGCCAATCAAAACCTGGATGGTTGAAAAATCTGTTCAGCATCATCAAACCATCTGTGGATGGACAATTTCTGAAATAAACGCAAAGAAATCCGTTAATAATTAGTTTCTCCTTATCGTCAATGTCTAGCTGTAAGTAAACCAAGTTTAAAGGCGGTGAAAAAATGGGAAATGAAAACTTAGTAAAAGCAATTACTGAGAGCCGGAATTTTGAAAACGGCATTAACCGGATTCATTATTCAATTCATTGTTCAAAAGACGATGCTTTTAGTCTATTAATTGAGCAAGTATTAAGACGAATTCATTTTTGGAATTATAACAATGCTAATACCTTGATTAAGGCATTCAGCGATCATAGCAATCCAGATTTTAAGAATAAGCAATGGGCAATTACCTATGCTGCTAAAGATGTGGTTGAAGATTATTATGGTCACAAGACGTTATTGGTAGAGAATTTTGATAAATCTGATGAACTTGGACAATTGGCGCCTATAAATTGTAAAAATTCAGTGTCAGTTGAGAATTCATTAGTGAATAAGGTTATTTCATTATTCCCGACGGATAAAACCAAACTGTTTGTAAAAAGCCTGCTTAAATATGGAAAAATAGCTACAATGGATATTTTTTCAATGACCGATAAAAAGTTTGAACATGCATTGTATGATCGTATAGCTTACGTTAAATCAAATGCACAAATGTTTACGGAGCAGTTAAGTGGTTTCGATCATCAGGATACGTTAGATAAGCTAAAGGTATTAGGTGATTTTGAATATTGCCTTAATAAATACGCTGATCCAATGACATTAAACAGCGAAGTTCACACCTTATTTATCAGCAATAGCGACTTGTTCAATGATATATTCGATTACGCAACTAAAGTATATGGAATGAAATACCAAGGCATTGTTTGGGAATCGTTTGGTTTAATTAATGATCATCAATTGAAACTGGATGAATACAAATTAATTGATTCAATCATTGATTTACAGCAGGAATTAAGTAAACAGTTCGTACCGAAAGAAGGACAGGTGAGCTTATATGAAGCTACATATCTGTCATGAGGTTGGCTGTCAAGCATTGATACCAATGGGGCAAAGGTATTGCAGTGAGCACGTTACACAGCACCAGAATCCCAACCATGCAGTCAGTTCTGCACGAAACCGAGAGTACAATATGTACTATCGTGATCAAACAGCGAATCAGTTTTATCACTCAAAGGAATGGAAAAAGATTCGGCAATTTGTTGCTGCACGAGATTATTATTTAGATGCAGTCACTGGCTTGCCAGTCTCAAACGATAAGATTATTGTTGACCACATCGTGCCTAGACGTGTACTATCTGTTGATAAATGGTTAGACATGGATAACTTATGGTGCTTGTCACCAACTACGCATAATACGAAAACCAAGATTGAACAATCACTCAATCAAAACCAACTCAAACACTGCAGCAAACGTTGGTGGATTAAAGTATTATCTGAACGCACGAAATAAACATCCCTGATGTAGGAAACTCCTGCCAGCTTGGATGGTAATAATTTCAGGGGTGGGTACCGTTTCTTGGATGGTGGGGATCTTCATCAACAAAATTAAAAAAAGATGTCTTTGTGAAACGACAAAGTGTTTTTCAGGTGGTATCATGTAAGTAATCGGAATAAATATTTCTGATGAGGTTTACTTATTAAAAACAATTTTTTCAACCTCCTCTGGGTGATATAGATATAAAGAAAAAATTGTTTAAAGCTTACTGTTTGAACCTTACAAAAAATATTCAATTTAGGTGAATGTTTAAACACCCCCGGGGTGGTGAAAGCCTAGGGGAGCGCACGCCCAGGAGTAGCGCACGTTAAAAGTTGTAAATTCAAAACTTTTTTATGGGCTTACTATAACTGGGTGCACGCAATTTCACAAATTGCTTATATGAATAACCCTACTATAATGA